AGTCGTCTCAGAATTGAGTCCTTTCATCACCGTCTTGCCCCCACACATTTCATCTAACAATTTGTACAACATGCCTTCTATGGGCTTGATGTACCGGCCTAAACACAAGTTGTACCGCGGATCCCTGGGCGAGATGATCCGGGGTGCTGGGTCATTCTTGGCGGTGAAATTCACCTTCTCCGCCTTGACAAACGTCTTGACACGTGCGTCAGCACGTGTCAATGGGTTGATCTTGAGTGACTCCTCCGCCATTTCGTAACGTTTGCGCAACCGCGCGATATCATAGCCTTGGATGAATTCATCCACGCTCCATCTGCGGAGTTGCACAGCATTACGTTTTAGGAATTGCCACGCAGGTTCGACCGACGTTTTAAACCCTTTAGAACTTGGTCTGATTGGGGCCTGTAGACCGTTGCCGTAGTCCACCTGGAATACACGATCGTTGACCCCACGAACCAAGTTCGTCAAACTTGAGTTGTGAACATTGTAGAGGGTGCGAGGCCCACTGCCACCAAGCATGTGCACACTCCTCTGTTTGGGGTTCCCTTTCCGCTGCTTGACCTTAATCGATTTGTGGACAGCGAAGTCACGTCGAAAGACTCGCTCAGTGTCAACACCAGGCAGCGTAATCGGGCACCCCTATTGGGGTCCGAGTTTCATCCTCTTTCGTCGTTTCACGTTCTTCTTCGAAAAGATGGTCGTGTAGAGGATTTCGTCGGAATCACTCACGGTAAAGTAGGCAGCGACGGCACGCATAATGAGGTACTCCCTGTCACAGGAGCGAACAGCCTCTGTGACCAGTGGATGTTCCGACGCCCAACGGCGTACCGTTGCAATCGTCGCCTCAGTAGGCGCCATTATGCCAAACTTCACACGCATGTGATGCGCCAAATCGATCGCACGTTCACCACGATTGTATTTGCGAGCGATTGGCTTCGCCCTTCTCTTACCAGGAGTTGGGCGGTAGTGGCGGGATTTCTTATCTCCCGCCCCGGGGTTAGTCCCCGCTTCCCCAGGTGATTGGGGGCATCCCTC